AAAGGCATACGATAAAAACAGTAAATTGCGTATTGAAAATATTGAATTAAAAAACAAATTAAAATCTATCATTCCAACAAGTGTAAGTGAATCCAAGATATAGTTATTTTGAGAAGGGAAATCCATTTAATGAATGGCATAGAACAATAGATAATTTAGCTGCTGTTGATATAGATTTAGTTGAAGTGTGCAGTAAATGTTATCAGCCGTTATTACTTATCGAACACGCATACGATAAAGGTCAAACATACAAAAATTGTACGGCAACAATGAAATTGGCTAGGCAAAGCAAAATTCCTGCGATGCTAATTTTTTATAAAGATATGAAAACATTTAGAGTAAAGAAACTCTATCCATCTATGGAAAATGAAAGAACTGTCCAAGCATCAACTTTAGTCAGATATTTACGAAAACTACATAATTTACACAATTGCATATAAAAAAATAGTTGATTTTAGACTTCTTGTTATCATAAGAATAATGAGTGATTAATGAAGGAGGATTTGATGAGTACCTTTGATATTACTTTAGAAAATGCACTAGGTTTTTCTAAAAAATCAAAAGATATTACCATAGATGATCTGCTTAATAGATTAGATAAAATATCTATAATAAGTGATGGTAATATCGAATATCCATACAAGGATATGAAAAGAGAAAATAAGATCGTTCAATTGTTGGTAATTATTGATAATTATGTCCAAAAAGAAACCCAATAATGAACAATTAATACAGTTGGCTCGTGATATACGAGCTAACAAAGTATTTACTTCTTGGCAAATTAAAGACAAATCTTACTTACCAAGTATTTTTATGCCGTTGATGTTTGTTGGAAAGTCTGCATTTAATAATGGATTGTTTTACGAATATCTTGATAGTAGGGATATGTCGCCACGCACAATAAGTGGCTATCCCATATTTGGAACTGTAAGAGCTTTAAATAAGAAGGATAGTAGTAAATTATGGGATATTCTGCAAAAACTTAACAAAAACGAAGAAGATTTTGTAAAAACATTGCCAGAATACCCCTAATTTTGCAAAGATAGGAGGAGGTCTGTATGATTAGACCTCCCAATTTATTTAATCAATTTATGGAGCTGATTTGCGTGATTAACGGCATTTTGATCAGCATAGGTAACATAGATGTCTTGCGTAGCATCGTGATTATGACCAAGACGTAATCTTACCTCATCACGACTAGCACCAATACGATGATACTGAGAAGATACAAATCTTCTAAATATTTTAGTTTCAGATTGTGTACTACCAGCTCTCTTACAAGCACTTCTTAATGCAAGACGGCTATTATTGTATGATACATCAAAGAGATACTCAGCTTTTTTTAGTTTTTGGCTGAATATATAATCTTTGATTACTTCAGCAAAATCTTCAGCGATAGGTACAATTCTTTCACCTTTATCAGCTTGATCAGATCGTAAATGACCAGCTTTTGTCAAAGAAATATTACCAAGCTTAGATTTAGCTTTATTGATATGAATTTGATTTCTTTTGAAATCAATATCCGCATGAGTAAGAGCTGCTACCTCTCCCCATCTAGCACCTGTGTTTGCTTGGATAAGCAAAATCAAAGATGATTGAGATTTATATTTCATGTACGACCACATGATTTGTTTATAGATTCTTTTGTACTCGTTCAAATCAACAGATTTTTTACCATCACTAGAATAACTTGGTCGTAATTCTTTAAAGGCATGAGTTGGTGAAGTATCAATAAAATCTAATCTTTCTGCTTCCACCATAATTTTGTGGAATACAGCATAGATACGCATAGCTTGTGAATCACTTTGCGTACTATCAAGTTTTGCAATAAATTGTTTTACCCAAAGTTTATTAATAGTTAATAAATTTGTATCTCTAGGAACAATTTTAAATAAAGCTTTGGCTGAGTCCTCATATCGAATCATCGTATCCTGAGAAATGCCTTTTTTATCTTTTGGGTTTTTCTCCTTCTTGTTTACTTGGATTCTCCAAGTTGACCAAAGCTCATCGTATGCGTTGCCAAGAGGTATAACTTTTTGTACCTCGTGGGTAATGGTATTATTGGAAGTTTGTGGTAATTTATCTTTATTACCTATGAACTCCATTGCTTTCGCAACAGCTTCATTTTTCTTCGAGTGAAAAAATCTTTTGATCTTTGGTTTATTGTGCTGATCATATTCACCAGTTTCAACAACCACGCAAAATTTAGTTTCACCACGAACATTTACTTTCATTGTTTTCATAGGAAAATCTATACCAAAATGTTGAGTAAATGTTGAGTAAAAAATGATTGTAATACGTTTTTAACTTGTATGTAAAAAATATGAAAATGGGAGAATGCCTTGATTTTTTGGCTTGTAGGTTGGTGTGGTTTCGGTCTTGAAAACCAGAAATAAGCTAGGAAAACTGGGAATATTTTAGCTGTTGAGTAAAAGTTGAGTAAATATTTAATATTTTGGCGGAGAGTGAGAGATTCGAACTCTCGATAGACTTGCATCTATGCTAGTTTTCAAGACTAGTGCATTCAACCACTCTGCCAACTCTCCTTAATTCGAAGAGAGCCATATAGGAGTTTGCACTTTTTATCTAGTTTTTCATATAACTAAGTAGGAAAGATTATTGGTAATTTTTCCTTAAAAAAACACATACTATAATAGGGAAGATTTTTGATAAATTTTACTCTGAAAAGTACACAATATATTAGAGGTAAATATGAAAAAAATTAAACACACTAAAATACCAAATGAAATTGCAAATATACTTTTACACGCATTGGGAGATTTACAAACTGGTTGTGAGGAAGAAATGAGTGTAACCATTCTTGAACAAAGACGATATGCAGCAAGACTATTTAAAAAATCAGAAAAAGCAAGAGATTGGGTATATGATAATTTAAGAAAAGATTTTAAAATTAAATCGGTATAGGAGAAATAAATTGACAAGAGAATGCAGCAGACACATCTTTATCTTTAAATGGCTGATCCACTCTTTCTACGATCTTATCAACTAGCTGATTGCAGGTTTCCCAATCTTCAATCTCTCTGCCAATTTGTGCATTATAAAAGCACAGATTGGTATTTGGTTGAATGTTCAGGAAACATACAACAGCTACAATTTTAAACATTATTTTTTCTTTTTGCCTTTTTTGGTAACTTTTTTAGCTTTAACCATTTTGCCAAACATCATTTTACCATCTTTTTTCTTACTTCTTTTTTTCATTCCTCTTGCCATGAATATCTCCGTATTGTTGTCTTACAAGAACTGTGTCAGCAAAATAATCATCTGACCAATGTTCATAGTAGTTTGTTTTTCTTAAAGATGAACTGCCATCTTCAAGCTTTTGATAGCTCTGTATCAAAACCATATAAAAATCATTGTCTGGCTCAAAGTCATCGCTTTCTAAAAAATCTATTTCTTCATCGTCAGGATAACTGGCAATCAAGTAAACATCTTCTTTTACAAAAACTTTATTAAGAGCATGAACGTAGTTATTTAGATCATCTGCCGTAATATACATATCATCACAAGCAACAATCACTACATCATAATTACCAAAGCTCTGACATTCGCTTACAACCTTGTTTAAAAAATCTTTACCTTGTTTGACTTCAATTACTTTGAGTTTATTATCCTCACGAGTTTTTTTTGCAAACGGACATACTGGCAAGTTACCAAGATTTACATTTGGCTTTTCAATAAAATCTTTTGACCAAGTAAGTATATCTTGTGTTATTGTTCGCTTCACCTAAATCGTCTTGTTTTTTTAGCAATCCTTTTTGGTTGTTTTGAATGTTGTTTCCCTCGCTTCATATCTCTACGTTTAGCTCTAGTAGTAGAAGCATATTCGGAAGCTGTCATAGATTTTATTGCCTTTTCAGGTAAATATCGTTCACCTGTCTTTGAACTTGGCTTACCAGACTTTGTTCTCCACTTTTGCTTTGTCCAGTTTTTAAGACTTCTTTGACTTTTTTTTAGAGCCATTCTTTTTTTTCTTTCCTAATTTTTTCAAATCTGCTGCTGTAATCTTTCCATAAGGAGCTGCTACGTCAATTTTCTTTTGTTTTTTTGTTAATCTTCTAGGCATTAGTTTTTATATCCTCCTCCTGCTGCACGATATTCTTTTGCTAAAAGTTGTGCCTTACGACCACTCCATTGTCCTTTTTTTCCCCCACGAGTACCTGCCATAATTTTATTAAATAATCTTTTTCTTAATGCAGGTTTAGTATAGTTTCCTGCTTCATTGACTCTTGATTTAGTTTTCTTTTTCATATCCACTCATCTTGTTTGTACGGAGAATGTTTGCAATCAAAACACATCCACTTATCACCAATACTAAGAATTAGATCAATTGGATCGCATTCTTTACATTGACGATTTCTTTTTTTTATATCCATCATTTTATCACCATTAGATAATTCTAAAGGTTTTTTATCAGGAAATAACTCGTAATACTTTTCAGCTCTTTTTCTTCGCTTTATTTCGCTTGGAGATAGCTTTGGCTTTCTTTCTGGCATCTGCTGAACTAGAAGCTCCCCATTTGCGTAAGCTTAATAACTTACGGCTAGGAACTTTCTTTCCATCTTTCATTACATAGTCTGCACCTTTACTTGCACCCATCCTTGCTAGGAAACTTGCTCGTCTAGGATTATCACCAGACTTTACAGGTGGTTTTAAGTTCAGACCTTCTTTTCTTTTAAAGTACCTACGACCTGCTGCTGTCAAACCACCAGTTTTACTTTTATGTTCTTTCCTCATTTTTTCTTAAACTTCATAAGTTTATCGACTCCTCGATACCCTATGGCGGAACTCAATCCTGCAAAAAGTAGCCACATATACCACTCAGGAAGCGACTCTAAAACGGCAAAACCAGTTTTGATGTGTTCAACGGCAGGAGGATAAAATGCAAATAAACAAGGCAACAATAAAATAGCCAATACTATTTCATCTTTATAAGAATTTTCTAAATTCTTTTGTGCTTGGTTTTCCCACTTTATTTTTCCTTCAGCCATATCTTTTTTGTGTTTGATTTCAGCTTCTACTTCTTTAACTTTTAATTCTTGCTTGGCAGCTTTATGCTTTGCATAATTTTTAACTGAATCACCAACTACTCCTAAAAGTGGTTTTGCTAACATCTGCCACATACTAAAATATGCTGTTTAAAATTATTAAAATGATAATCACTCCAACTCCCATAAGAAATAGTTGTACTGATCTTTTTAATCCTGTCCAAAAATCTACAAATTTAGTCCACATATTATTTTCCTCTCATTACATCCGCTAGTGCTTTTGCACGATTGGGTGTTTGTTGATGCCAACGACTTTGTAATAATTCATCGGCACATTTATCCCACGCATGATCTTTTGCATGAGCTAAAGCATTTTTAAATTTTGAAACTCCATTTACTCCAAGCTGGAAACACATTTCCACGAACACACCAAATTTTTCATCTGGTAAATTCATATCTTGGCAAAGTCTTGTTGCACCTTCTAATGCAGTTTTAAAATCCTTTTCATAAAGCATCATAATAAATTCATCATCATACTCTTTGTTTACATCTATTTTATCATCAACAGTAACTAGATGACCTATGCCGATTGTGGCATTTCCTAAATGATCAAGGTAACATTTATTAACCTTACCTTCATGTTTTATGATTCTTTGTTTTAATTCATCAATGAAGTTCGAATTTGTTTTTTCCATAATGATATAATATTTTAACACCTAATTTTTTTTGTTCAGGTGTCGTTCTCCTATTTATTCTTGTTCCTTTGTATTTGCCTGACAAACGTAAAGAAACTGATTTAACATCAATAAGTAACACTTCGTTTTTTTTTGAATGTATGGCAACCAGATCAACTGGTGATGTAACACTTAAACGAAAAAATACATAATAACCTTTGTCGCTTAAATATTTGGCAGCAGCTAATTCAGAAGATGTACCCTTCTGGTGTTTCTTGTTCAAACCAATAAATTTCTAACTAATAAAATAAGATTGGTGAACACAGCAAATCCAACTGTCCAAATAATCATTTGAATATTTTTTATTGATTTCTCAATATGAAAAAGATGATTTGATTTTATAACACTTATATCTTTTTTAATTAATGCAATCTCTTTATCTAATTTATTAATTAGATCCTTGTTTGTCTGTGCAGTTGCTTTTGCCATGTTACTTCCTTTATTTTTTTTCTACAATACGATAGATTTTTAATTCACCTTCACTATCAGGTCTTAATTCTGCTTCAACTAAACCGCATTCATAACGAATAACATTAGTTCTATTGTCAGCCAAATTCCTCTCACTTTCCCTTTTAATTTTAAGGCAATGAGATAGACCTTCTGTTTTCATAAAACCATCCATTGAGCCATTTACAATCATCATCATTGCAAATACTGTATCAATCACTGCCATTGTTTCTTACCTTATCTTTTAATTCTTCAACATCTGTTTGCAGCTTTGATACCTGC